TATTAAGGTTATAAGGTAAATAATGAAACTTGAAGTATTAAGATTTAATAGTGGTAAAGATTTCACTTCTGGATTGCTATTTGATGTAACAGATAATGTAAGATCCTTTCTAGCATACACCATAGAAGATCAATATAATCCAACTAAAATTCATGGCTCTACAAGGATTCCTGCAGGTACATATAAACTTGAATTAAGAGCTGAGGGTGGTTTTCACAATAGATATTTAAAAAGGTATGGTGCTGAATGGCATAAAGGTATGATTTGGGTAAGAAATGTGCCAAATTATAAGTGGATATTATGGCATGTTGGTAATAGCCCAATAGATACCAAAGGATGTCTCCTTTTAACAAAAACTCAGAAAGATGGGTTTGGAGGTGCATCAAGAGCTGCTTATGAGGAGGTATATCCTACAGTTAGAGATGCAATTCTTTCTGGGGAGGAAGTAACTGTAACTTATAAAAACTTTGATGGAAATATAGTATCTAATAAATCAACAGATAGTGTTGTCAATATATCTCAAGTTTCTAAGAATCAGGAGGATATTATGGATATATTATCTACAGAAATAAAACATCTAAAAGCTGAAGTTAAAGCTCTTAGACAAGCAATCATACTAAAAGGAATGCAAGTTAAGTAATTTAACTCATTTACAATTATGAATATAAAATGTAATTCCTGTAAGGAAAACTTAGAATTTATTAATTATGCTTTTGTATGTATAAAAAAAAGATGTATTCAATTTAAAAAAATACAAACAAGAATGAAAGAGGAGGAGTGAGTTATGTCAGATGATATGAAAGATATGCTTGAGAGAGCTATTTGGACTTTTGTTGAAGCATTTATTGGTGCTTTAACCATATCTCCACTTGTAGGAGTAGATGCTAATGCTTTACAGTTAGCTGCTATTTCTGGTGGTGGTGCAGCTTTAGCTGTAGTAAAGACTTATGCAAAGAAAAAAGTAAGCTAGAATAGAATTAAGGACTCAGGCAACTGATTTCTTTTTAGTTACAAGTAACAACAAAAAAGAGGAGATTTGTATCTCCTCTTTTTTTGTTAAGCAGGTGGAGGTTGATTAGGTTGCAATGAACATACACAAAGGGGTGTATATGTAAATCTCTACCTGCTCTTAATAATATTACCATTGATCTGGAACAAATTATCAATTTATCTCTTTTTGTCTTAACTATTGTTTATAGTGTTAAGCACAAGTAAATTATTTCTGTAGCTTTTAGAAAGAGATAGTTGATTAGGATCTAATAGCAGAGGATTAGCTACACCTCATTAAACTAGGGTTATAGCCTATTACTCCACATATTTAAATGCTACTAAACTTAGTATTCTGGTTTTTGGGAGGGAGTGGCACAGGGTTAGTTCCACATATAACAAAAACAACAACACTTGTTCAATATAGCTCAAGCCTAGTAAAAGGGCTTGAGCTTAATATCTTTAATTTGGTCATTGACTTTATGACAAATATATGGGACAATTAATTATTAGTTGATTAGGAGGTAACTATGATGATTCAAGAATGGATCTATTTAGGACTAGCAGCTTATGGGTTGCTATCAATAATAATAACCTTAGCTTATTTAAGCTTATGGATAGAGGAAAAACTTCTACACAATAAGTTTAATTTTGAGAAAAGGTTACAAAGAGGAGAGATCCTTAGTAAAGATAATATATTCTGATGGCAAATGCTTATCCAGAAATTAGAAAAAATAAATTTAGTTGGACATATAAGTTCTTGTATTGGAATAGAAATATAGGAGAAGTTAATTTATATACAATAACAACTAATCAGGGTTTTCAGGTTGCAGAATCTGCAGCTTGGGGAAATGCAACTTGGGATGGTTGCAGAACAATGAAGTATCTAGGGAAAAATAAGGAGGTTGAAAATGGCACAAATGCCTAAGTTCTTAGAGGACTATGTAACTGTTGATGAGTTAATCAGCAGAATGAATAAGGAATATCCAGAATGCAGATTGGTATCTGAAATGGTTGGATATGGAGATGATTGGGTAATATTTAAAAGCTCATTCTATGAAACAAAAGAGGATGGAGAGCCAAAAGCTGTAGCTTATGCAAAGCAAACAAGCAGAGATCATAATTCTTGGTTTGAGATGGCTAATACTAAAGCTAATGGTAGATGCTTAAGGATTGTATTCTCTGAATCTACTTTAGCTGAGGAGATGATTGGGATTGCTCCATCTAAAGATGCAGCACCACAAAAGGAAGCTCCTAAGAAAAAGACTTTAGATGATAAAGTTAAAGAGCTAGAAGCTGAGGGATTAGTTGAGGATATAACTGATAAGACTCAAGCTATTATGGATAATATAAAAGATTTTGCTTTAGAGATAACAAAACAAGATCTTGATTTAGCTAGAAACTATACAGCACAAGCTCTTGGTGCTATGAATATAAGTAAGACAGAAGTATCTATAAATAATTTGCAATCTGTTAAAAATAAGATTCAAGATATAGCTACTATGGCAAGAACAGATGTTGATAAGGGGGAGTAAATGTTTCAAATATTTGGCAGGAATAAGCCTCTTGATACTGTTCAGCAGTTATCTATGGAAAAGAATGTATCAGAATTTAAGAAAATTAGATATATTTTAGAACTAGAGGGGCAGATATGTACCTTAGATCCAGAGTTTTCTGATAATGGTAATCTTAGAAAAGCTATCAATAGGTTAAGAACACAATACAACTCAATTATTTATTTAGAGGAATGTAATTGTTCTTTAAAGCAGAAAGCAAAATTAAATGCTAATGGAACACCTAGAAAGCATAAATCTTATAAAAAAGATTGGGCTTCATGATTAGTTTAACTTATAGGAAAGAGGGATATAAATTTCCAGAGCTTCCTATACAAACAACAATTATAGATCCTCCTTATAATATTGGATTTAATTATAAATCTGATTTTAAGGATAAGATGACTCCAGAGGAATATAACAAATTTATTTATGATTGTATTGAGGGTTGCTATCATCATTCAACTGATGATGCTAGTTTATTCTTAATTAATTATTCAGAAATAATATTTGATTTATATTTAGCTATTGAACATAGCTCTTGGAATGTACATCAGTTTATTCAATGGGTTTATCCTAATAATTCTGGATTTAGTAAGAAAAGATTTACTAAATCTAGTAGAACAATAGTTTGGCTTACAAAAGATGATTCTAAAATTTATATTGATAGAGTTACACAACCTTACAAAAATCCAGATGATAAAAGAGTTAAACAGATGATAGCTTCTGGTAAGACAGGAACTCATCTTTATAATTGGTGGGAAATAAATATTGTTAAAGGTAATTCTAAAGAGCATTTAGGTTATGTAAATCAAATACCTTATGAGCTTTTAAAAAGATTAATTTTTACAACTACTGATGAAAATGATGTAGTTTATGATCCTATGTGTGGCTCAGGCTCAACAGTATTTGCAGCAGGACATTTAGGTAGAGTTGGAATAGGTTATGATATTAGCCCAAAAGCTAGGGATGTTTGGGATAAATATACTATAAATCCTTATACAGCTTTAGGCTATGAAAGATGATTGAACTTTTATTAACTTGCTCTTTGTTAGGAAAAGTAGATTTTGATATTGATACCTATCAAGATCTATATAGGATTCCTTATCAATGTGAGTTAATAGAACAGGTGCAGGAGTGGATTCCATTAGTTAATATCCACTTTAAAGAGGATGAAGCTCTTGCATTAACTGTTATTTATTGTGAAAGCAGAGGATATGCTAATGCTACAGGCTATAACAGAGATGGCTCAATAGATCAGGGCTTATTTCAATTTAATAACAGAACTGAGAAATGGCTTGAGGATGATATCTATAATAAAGACTTAGATATGTATGATGCAGAAACTAATGTAAAAGCTGCTAGATGGCTTTCTTTTTATGATGGATGGCATCATTGGAACAGTAGCAAACATTGTTGGGGTAGATATGCCAAATCAGAACAATAGGAGAGATTTTAGACAAGATGAGTATGAATTATATGATGTTCTTAAAGCTAGACCATATTGGCAAGAAGTATGCAAGACAAATCAATGGGAAATAATAAAGGATGAGGAGGATTTTGCAGAGGACTTTGTTTGTAAAATATTTGATGATAAGTATTTTATGGAGCTACAGATTGTTGGTTATTGGCATAATTTTGATATTTCTCATATAAGTAATGTATGGATTTCAGAAAGTAAAGTTTTAAATTTAAAAGAAAAAGGAGAAAAAGCAGGATTAATATTTCTTAACTGTGTTCCTAATAGGTTTTTTGGTTTAAACATTGACTTAATTGAAAATGATTGGTTAGTAACAAATATTGCAGAGAAATCATACAAAATTCCATTAAAAGAGATAAAATTTAATCAAAGAGTCTTAATAGATGAAAATTTATGTGATTGCTTACAAAATCATTATAACATTATGCAAAGACACAAAGGCAGAATAGCTATGGCTAATAAAGAATTTAATATAAGAGGTAAGAATGGAATATGCTGCTGATGATATAAACATAGGCTATATGTCTATATTGCTAATGATTAATAATGAAAAAACTTTAGTAGATAAACTAGATAACATAAAGGAGATCTATCCTCAATATGAAGCTGCTTATTTTGGAACTCATAAAGGTGGTGTAAAGTTTAGTTGTGTTTTAAAAGGTACTCCTACAGTAGTTGAAATAACTATGAATGTTAATGGAAATTTCTCTATACATACTTTAACTAACAGAGGATCAACAACATTTCATGATGAGGATGTAGAAACTCTTGTTAATTTCTTGCATTTATTCTATGTTAATATGCAACATGATGAGGATAGGTTGCTGCAAGATGCTTTAGATAGAACTACTTATAGAAAAATTGCTAAAAGAATGCACTACAGGGAAAACTTTGGAAATGATCTATCAGGGGATTGAGTACAAGAAGCATCAAAAAGTTAAGTTTGTTATACCTACAGATGAAAGAATAATAGATCCTAAGACTAAAAGTATTAGATGGAGATATGGCACAATAGAGTTTTTTCCTAAGAATCTTAAAGCTGCTTGGATTTTAGAAAAAGGAGCAAAAGAAAACATTAGAATTTCATTATTCTGTGTTTTACCTCTAAATTAGTTATATGGCAGATAATGGTAATGGCATGAGTAATAAGGAACTCTTGCAGCTCATACTTAGTAATCAGGAAAAAATTAATTTTAGGATTGATCAAGTTCATGAGAAAGTTAATCAAAAAATTTCAAGATCAGAGCTTTCTGGTTGGATAGTAGCTGTTTCTGCTTTAGTAGTATTAGTAAATAATGTGATGTAATGAAAGCAACAGTAAATTTAAATCAAATTTTGCAGGGTGGATTAGCAGGGTTAGTAGCTTGGTTATTTAAAACAGTAAATGATTTGCAACAAGAAGTAGCAGTTTTAATGGTACAAATAACAGATGCTAAAGAGGATCTTATGAATTTAGCTATGAGAGAACAAGAACTAAATTCAGCAATAACTGAAATCCTAATAAAATTAGGTGGCTAATTATATAGAATCAAGAGATTGTGATGAGTGCTTAAAGCCTTATTGGAATGAATTTGATTCAGTTTTATGTGCAGATTGTTTAGATAAGTCTTAAAATACTGCTAAAATCTATATATGAATAATATCCATCATTCTTTAGAATCATTAGCCATAGACATAGATAAATTAACTTTTTTAGAGGGCAATCCTAGAAAAGGAGATATTGAAGCTGTTGCAAAATCTTATAAACAGTTTGGGCAGAGAAAGCCTATAGTAGCTACAAAAGATAATGTTGTTATAGCAGGAAATCATCAACTTGCAGCTGCTAGGCAACTTGGTTGGGATAAAATAGCTGTAGTTATAACAGATGATGATGAATTGACAGCTAAAGCATTTGCATTAGCAGATAATAGAACAGCAGAACTAGGCTCTTATGATGATGACTTATTAGCTGATTTATTAAGTGAAGTTTCTAGTGTTCCAGAGCTTATGGACTCAACAGGATTTAGTGAGGATGATTTATTTGATTTAATTGGCTTTGAGGAAATAGAGGAAAAAGATGATATTCCTCAAGCTCCAAAAGAAGCAAAAACAGAACTAGGAGATAAATATAAATTAGGAAATCATATTTTAATATGTGGAGATGCAACAAATTTAGATTTATATGAACAAGAATGTGATATTTCATTTACAGATCCACCTTATGGAGTAGATTATGAGGGAGGAACAGCAGATAAATTAACAATTAAAAATGATTTAAGAGCTGATTTGCATGATTTATTATTTGACACTTTTACTAATATTTCTTTAAAAACTAAAGGAAATGTGTTTGTTTGTAGTCCATTTAAAAATATAGATATATTTTCAACTATTTTTTATGATATTTTTTACTTTTCTACATTAATTATATGGAAAAAGGATAAGCCAGTTTTGTCTAGAGGGCATTTTAATTCATTTTATGAGCTTATATTTTATGGATGGAATAAAAACTCCAAATCTAGTTATATAGGAGATAATAAAGAAACTGATGTTTGGAATTTTGATAGACCAACTAAAAATAAACATCATCCAACATCTAAGCCTGTGGATTTAGTAAAAAAAGCTATTTTATTATCATCTAAGGCTAATGAATGGGTTTTAGATCCATTTGCAGGAAGTGGCTCAACATTAATAGCTGCAGAGGAAACTAAAAGAAAATGTTATGCAATAGAGTTAGATCCTGCTTATTGTGATGTCATAATAGAAAGATGGGAAAATTTAACAGGGCAGAAAGCAGAATTAATTAATGGTTGATATAAATAGTTTAGATATACCAGAACTCTGGGAAAGACAAACAGGTGAGAGTGCTAAGGCTTTTGAAGCTTTTGTTGTGTATAGAGATATGGAAAATAGATCTTATAGAGGGGTTGGACAAGAATTAGGTAAAAGTAAGACACAAATAGAGAAATGGGCAAGAAAATACTTTTGGCAAGAAAGAATATTAGCTTTTATTGACTATATGGATTTAATTAAAAGAGAAATGCAGATTAAAGATATAGAGGAAATGAATGAAAGACAGATTAGAGTTGCTAGAAATTTACAGGCTAAAGCTGCACAAAAACTACAGGGAATGGATTTATCTGAGTTAGATGCAGGAGATTTAGTTAGGTTTTTTATAACAGCATCAGAATTAGAGAGAGAAGCTAGGGGGATGTCTAGCCAAAATGTTAATATTGTTATGCCTCCAACTATCCAGATGGCTTGGGATTGGGAAAATAGATCAGAATAATGGCTCAAGTTATACAAGCTAAGCCACCTGCATTACATGAAAAACAAATAGAAGTGTTAAAAGCTCTTAAAGATAAAAGATTTAATGTCTGTGTTGCAGGTAGGAGGTGGGGTAAAACAAGTCTCAGTATTGTTGCATCTTTTGAAAAGGCTATGGCAGGAGAAAAGGTTTGGGTTATCTTTCCTGTATATCCTCAAGCTATGGATTCATTTAGAGTTATGAAATCATTAGCTAGGCAGTTTCCAGAGGAATATATCACAATTAGAGAAGTAGAAAAAAGAATAGAATTTAGTAATGGTGGATCTATACAGATAAAGTCTGCTGATAAGCCAGAAAGATTAAGAGGTGCAGGTGGATTAAGTTTAATTGTATTTGATGAAGCTGCTTATCAATCTAAGGAAACTTGGGAAACAGTTAGACCAATTCTAAGTGATAGTTTAGGACAGGCTTTATTTATATCTACTCCTAATGGGATGAATTGGTTTTATGAGCTTTATGAAAATGCTAAATTAAAAGATGATTGGAAAGTACATCATTATCCAACAGAGTCTAATCCTAATATAATGCCAGAGGAGTTGTTTCAAGCCAAAGAGGAGTTAGGCTCATTAGTATATGCACAGGAGTTTTTAGCAGAATTTACAGAGGTAGGACACATGTTTAAAAGAGAATGGTTTAAGTATTTTGACACTATTGCAGGAGATGATCCTGAATATGTCTTAGGAGATGAAGTTGTTAAGCATAGTGAGCTAAGTATCTTTGGCACTATGGACACAGCACTAAGTATTAAAGAAACTGCTGATTATTCTGTAATAATAACAGTTGGATCTACTCCTAGTGGTAAGCTATTAGTAATGGATGTATTCAGAGCTAGACTAGAAGCTCCAGAGTTACTACCACAAATAGAAGCAAAGATAAGTGAATACAATATGTCTTGGTTGGGAGTGGAGGATTCTAGTTTTGGCTTAGGTATAATTCAAATGGCTAGGAGACAGGGTTTGCCAATAAGAAACTTAAAGGCAGATAAGTCAAAAACTGCTAGAGCTGTACCTGCTGCTGCAGGAGTAGAAAATGGCTCTATATGGTTTTTGAAAAATGCTAAATGGCTTGTAGAATTTGAAAGAGAATTAACTAGCTTTCCATCTAGTGGATCTCATGATGATATGGTAGATGCCTTAGCTTATGCAGCTAGGTTTGGGATAGTTAGAAAGACAAATTGGAGTGTAACCTAATTGGGAATTAGAGATAATATTAGAGGCTTCTTTGCTCAGGAAGTACAAACAGAAAAGAAATCTGGGCAATATCCAACATCACAAGTAGTATTTCCATTCAATACAGATGCAGGTTATTTTAGTGGAGTTAATCAAATGTCTCCAGAGGGTAACTCAGCAGCTCTTGCTTGTTTAAATGTACTTGGTACAGCTTTTAGTGAGCCACCATTAAAGGTATATTTAAAGAATCAAGAGGGTATGGAATATATATCTAATCATCCTGCTGAACAATTACTACAAAATCCTAATCCAAATATGACAGCATCACTACTAAATAATTATATTGTTACTTCTGTAGCTGTGTCTGGAGATGCTTTTATCTTAAAACTTAGAAATGAATCAGGAGCAGTAATACAACTTATACCTTTACTACCAGAGATGGTAGAAGTTAAAGGAAACACAGAACAATTAATAACTAAGTATGAATACAAGCAAAAGGGCAACACTATGACAATATTGCCAGAGGATATGATACATCTTAGAGAGAGAATAGATCCTAGAAATCACAGGAGAGGACTTGCTCCTCTTAGATCAGTAATGGTAGAAGTATTAGGAGATGCTGCAGCTTCACAGATGGGAGCAGCATTAGTAAAGAATACAGGTGTTCCTAGTGTTGTTATATCTCCAAAGAATGATTTATCTATGACAAGTGATGAGGCAGAGAATATAGCTGAGGTATTTGGTAGGAGATTTGGAGGAGAGAATAGAGGCAGACCATTAGTAATATCTGGTGGAGAAGTTGATATAAAAACTCTTTCCTTTAGCCCAAAAGATTTAGAGATAGGCAAACTTAGATACATTAATGAGGAGAGAATCTCTGCTGTACTAGGTGTTCCTGCAATATTAGCAGGATTAGGATCTGGATTAGAGAGAGCAACATACTCTAATGCAAAAGAGCTTAGAGAGTTCTTTACAGAGCAAAAATTAATTCCTATGTGGAATCACTTTGCTAATGAATTTACTAAACAACTATTATTACAAGATTTTGAGGATAATGCAGATTACTGCTTCAAATATGATATATCAGATGTAAGAGCTTTAAGTCAAGATGAGGATGCAACTATGCAAAGAATAGTAACAGGTTTCAATGCAGGGTTTGTAACTGTTAATGAAGCAAGACAAGCTAATCAGTTATCTGCTCTTGATGATGGAGATTACTTCATAAGAAATATGATGGTTGCTGAAGTTCCTGTTGAGGGAGATGATGTAACAATGTATCAAGCAGAAACATCAGAGGATATAGAGGAGAAAGCTGTATCTAAAAGAATAGAGGGAATACTTAGAGATAAAGTAACAGAACATAATGATAAAGATCCAAAGTATAGAGCTACTTTCTCAATGCTTAGGCAAGTATTTGAAAGAGGAGTAGGAGCTTATAATACTAATCCTCAATCAGTTAGACCAAATGTTACTAGCTCAGATCAATGGGCATTAGCAAGAGTTAATACTTTTATAAGAGCATTAAGTTCAGGTAAGTTTCCTAATAGAGCTTTTGATACTGATTTACTACCAGATGGGCATCCTAAAAGCACAAAGAAAGAAATAGATTTAGAAATAGAAACAAAGGTAGATAAAGTTCCTAGCTATATACAAAAGAATGCACAGAGAGGATTAGATCTCTTAGAGTTTGCAGGTAGTGGCTTAACTGATAAAACAAAAAGAGAAGCCAGAGAGATGGCTAATGGAAATATTAGTGATAACAAAGTTGTAAGAATGGCAGCTTGGTTTGCTAGGCATGAGGGAGACTTAGACTCAGATAAAGCTAATGATTACCTTAATGGAGATAGTGATAGACCAACAGCAGGACAAGTAGCTTGGTTGTTATGGGGTGGAGATATATCTAAATCTAACAAGATGAGAGCTGCTAATTGGGCAACTAAAGAAGCAGATAAAGTAAAAGAAAACAAAAGTATTGACTTTCCACTATATGGATGGCAAGAGCCAACAGTTAAAATCTTAGGATTGCCTACAGTAAAACATTACAGAACAGAGATTGAAAAGAAAGAGCTTTGGAAAGCTATAAATGGTTTAGAAAACTCTTGGAGTGAGTATATGGCTAATATCTATGCAAAAGAACTAAATAGGCAAAAAAGAGCCTTATCTAATGTTGCTAAAGCTAGTCATGACTTACAAGCACTAGAAACTAATGTAGATATATTCTTAAATGAATCTAAGTTTGATAAAGAGTTACTACCATTGTTTTATTCTCTTGGAGATGATATGTCAGTTAGAACTTGGGATAATCTTTTTCCTGCACAAGAAAACTTTAAAGCTGCAGATCCTGTAGATCTAGGAGTACAAGTTAATGAGGAACAAGCAATAAGAACAGTATTTGGTACTCTTTCTGGATTACTACCAGAGGGCAGAACACTTAAGAAAATTGTAGATAATGGCTTTTACAGAGGACAAAGAGAAGTACCTGCAGAAGTTAGATCATTATTTCAAGATTCACAAGCAGCAGGTTTTGTACAAGATAATGCTAAGAAAGTTATGAATGACTTAAATGCAACTACAAAGAAAAGAATTGCAACACAGATAACAAAGACAATTAAAGAGTTTGAGGATTTAGGAATAGTAAATCCTGTAGCAGGAACACCAGATGGAGATAGATTCTTTAATGAGCTATCTAAAAAGATTAATACAGTTTTAGGAGGACAGAACTTAGGTAGAGCTAAAAATATAGCTAGAACAGAAGTTGGTAAGATAAGTTCTTGGAGTCAGCAAAGAGCTGCAAAAGCTACAGGCAAAACTTTAGAAAAAGAGTGGGTATCTAGGAGAGATGGAGTTGTTAGAGAAGCTCATTTTGAGTTAGACAATCAAAGAGTTCCTCTGAATAGTTTTTATCTGTATAATGGTATTAAGTTGGATGCTCCTAGAGATCCTAATGCTCCAATTAGCTTAATTGCTAATTGTAGATGTACAGAAGCTTATATTGAGGTAATAGATGAATGAAATAGAAAGACCAGAGAATCTATCCTATAAGAATGCTCCTATAGAGCTTAAAGAGGATGGAGACACAAGATACATAGAGGCAGTTTTTTCATTATTTGAAACTATTGATAGTGATAATGATGTAACTAAAGCTAATGCTTTAAGATCAGGATATGCAGGGAATAAAGTTCCTTTAGTTTGGAATCATGATTGGAGTAAAGTAATTGGCAGAGGAATTATAGAAACAGATAATCAAAAAGCTGTGTTTAAAGGATATTTCTTAAATACTGAAGCAGGTAAAGAAGCTTATGAAACTGTAAAGGCTATGCAAGATATGCAGCAATTCTCTTATGGCTTTCAAGTAATGAAATCAGAAAAAGGATCTCATATAGATTCTAAAGGAGAGGAAGTACCTGTAAGAGTGCTTCAAGATGTAAAAGTATGGGAAGTATCTCCTGTTTTAGTAGGAGCTCAACAGAATAGCTTTGTACAAGCTCTTAAGTCAGGATTGCAAGATTATGATGATTATGATACAGAGTTTGAGGAAGTTAAAGAACAAGTAGGCACAGATGAATATACAACACAACAAGAAGCTGCTGAGAGAGCTAAAGAGTTAGGTTGTGAGGGAACTCATACTCATGAGAAAGATGATGGCTCTGTAATATATATGCCATGTGCAACACATAATGATTATGTAAATCAAAAAGAACAAAAATATGGCAAGAAAAAATGTACTTATGGTAAAGATGGCAAATGTGCCAAAGAAATGAAACAAGATTTAGAGATTTCAAGTGAATCTGATACAGGTATCAGTAAATCATCCCAACAGGGTATGAGACTTGGAGAACATGCTGTAGCTTCTCTTGAGGAGTTAAAGGCATTCACAGAGAGAATAGAGGATCTTGCATCCTTAAAAAACTCTGAAAAAAAGACACTTAGCCAGAAATCTACAGAGATGGTAACTACATACATAGCAGGACTAAATGCAATTTATTCTAAGTTGGATGATGTCTTAGCTCAGTATGGTTATGATCCTGTTAAAGATAATGAGCTATTCATTGATGTTCAAAAGAACATTATGAAAAATAACTGAAATAGGAGAAAATAATGGCAACATTAAAAGAAATGAGAGCTGAAAAAGCTATCAAATCAGAGGAACTTGCTAGAATTTTTGATTCTGTTAAGGATATGTCTGAACTTTCATCAGATCAAAAAGAGGAAATCAAAAGTAGAAATGATGAATTAGCTTCTTTAGGAGACAAGATTACTGAATTACAGGATCTTGAATCTGTTAAGAATGCTAACAATGATGATATGGAAGCTTCTAAAAAAGTTTCTGGAATGCCTGTATATGGAGAGCCAGAAGTTGAAGCTCCAAAATCACTTGGACAACAATTCTTAGATTCAAAAGCTTATAGTTCTTTTGTTGATCATGGTATAAAGAATGTGCCTTTTGAGGCAAAAACTACTATGACTACTTCTGTTTGGACTAGAGATACTGTTTATCAACAGGTTATACCTGCTATTGAGCCAGATCCTAATCCTGCATTAGATCTAGTAGATTCTATCAATACAGATCAAACAACCTATTACTTTTTGCAAGAATCAGCTACAAACAATGCTGCAGAAAAAGCTGAAGCTGCTGCAGCACCAGAGGATGCTTTCAGCTACACAGCTGTAACAGCACCTGTAAGAAAATTCATTACAACTTTGCCTATAACAGCAGAGTTACTTGAGGATCAAGCAGGAGCTAGAGCATACTTTGATGGCAGATTAGCAAATCATGTAATGCAAAGGTTAGAAAAACAATTCCTAGTTGGTGGTGGTGTAGCTCCAGATATTAAAGGACTTACACAACAAACAGGAATCAATAACATCACTTACACAGCAGGTGCATATCCTGCAAATGCAGGTGGTAAATTAAGAACAATCCTACAGGGTATTAAAGATATTGAAGTTAATGGAAAATTAGCTCCAGATGCTATCTTGATGTCTCCTGCTGCTTATGAAGCACTTGCAGGACAAGTTGATGGCAACAATAACTTTATGTTAGGTGTTTCTGCTCAAGCAGGAAGCCCAACTATCTGGGGATTGCCTGTTGTTAAATCATCACAAATTGGTGGAGCTGTATCTACTACTATTGATGTAGTTGTAGGTAAGTTTGGTGGATCTTTAGCTGCTAACCATGTTTTCAGGAGAGGAATGGAATTACAAATTTCAGATTCTGCTGCAGATGGGGACTTTGGCAAAGATATTCTTACTGTTAAAGCATCTTTAAGATATGCTTTAGCTGTGTATAAGCCACAAGCTTTCACAAGAATTAATGATATTGAATAATAGCTAATTAATATGGAAAATAAACAGAGTCAATCTTTTGTTATGAGTAATGAAGTGATTGGCTCTGCTTTCCATGAGGAGAATAAAAATATGAAGTTTATAGAAAAAGAATCAGATTTTGTTTGGCAGGATAATGCCACAGGTAAGTTTGGTAAAGGTAAAAATTGCCCATTCCAAAGTGGAGTTCTTATAGCAAGTATGGGAGATCCTGTACCTGATGTTAAGATTTCACCTAAAAAAGCACCTGCACCTAAAACAAAAGCTGTAAAACCATCAGAAAATAAGTAATTAAAAGGAGTTAGATATTGAGTCATCAATATGTAGATAAGAACACCTTAAAGACTTGGATGGGCTTATCAGGATCAACACAAGATACAAATTTAGATTATGCACTAGATGCAGCTTCTGCTGCTATTGATGCTTTCTGTGGTAGGCAATTTACTATATCTGCTGCAGTAGAAACTAGATTGTATGATTGTGAATTCATGGATTATGCAGATGTTGATGATATTGCTACAACAACAGGGCTTATAGTTAAAACACTTAATGCTGATGGCTCAGTTGCTGAAACACTTACTTTAAATACAGATTATTATTTAGCTCCTTATAATGCAGATAAAGTAGATCCTATATTGCCATACACAAAAATAATTATGGCTATAGAGAAATCAGGTAAAGTTTTACCTACAGAACATAGACAGGGTTTATCCATTACAGCTAAGTTTGGTAGCCCAATACAAGAGGGAGCAAATGCTGTTCCTGCTGCAGTTGCACAAGCTACACTAATTCAAGCTTCAAGATACTTTCAGAGAAAAAATAGCCCAATGGGTTTTTCTGGTAATCCAGAAACAGGACAACCTGCTGTGGTATTTTTATCAGAACTAGATCCAGATGTTAAGAACTTAGTTAAAACATTTAAGAAAACAACAATAACTCTTGCATCAGGGAGACCTTATGTGGGGCTTACTGCTATAAATACCAATAGACAGTATGATGTATGAAACTAACATTAAATGGAGCATTAGATCTTAGTAGGTCTATAAATTCACAAACTATTTGGAATAAAAGAAGCAATGACTTCTTTAATGATTTAGCAAGAGAACTTAAACAAGATTCTTTAAATGCACTAGAAAACAAGCCATCTCCTAGATCACAAGCAGGTAGAGGCAATAAAAACACAGGTAAGACTAGGAGATCTGTATTTACAGCTAAATTAGGAAACACAAATAGGCTTAGAATGTCAGAGGGCTTTAAATTAGCTACAGATTTAAACTATGCACCTTTTATTCATGGTAAGCCAATATATAGAGGATTTAGCCCAATAAAGAGAACAAAGCCTTTCTTTCCTCCATATCAAGAGGGATCAAGCCTAGCTAAGTGGGCTAAGAGAGGACAACCTAAGATGAATCCTTTTCTTGTTGCTAGAGCAATATCTAAGAGAGGTTTAAAGATGAAGCCATTTATTGGTGGTGTTGTCTATGAGAAACAGAAAGAGATTAAAGAGGGTGCAGAGAATATGTTAAGATTAATAGCAAAAGATATAGCTAGGAGTGTTAAGTAATGGCTTTATTAACAAGCATAAGAGATGGCTTAAAAACAAGATTAGAAACAATATCTGGACTTACTGCAAGTGAGTTTGTGCCAGATTATATAGTACCTCCAATAGCTCTAGTAGCACCACTAAATAGTCTTAACTATGATTCAACAATGGGCAGAGGTGCAGATACTTATGAAATACCAATAGTGGTTTATATCTCCAGAATAGATGCTCAAACTTCTCAGGATGAGGTAGATGCTTACTTAGCTTCAACAGGAGCTACATCAATAAAAGCTGCTATTGAGGGAGATCCAACTTTGGGAGGGGCAGCAATGTCTGTTAGAGTAATAAGTGCAACTGATTATGGAGAGTATGAAGTTACACAGGGTACAAGCTATCTTGGTGTAACATTCAATGTAGAGGTAATAGCATGAAAGTGAAAATATTAGTTGGAAGTGATTTTCCAATAAACAAAAAAGAAGTAAGAGCTGAAGCAGGAGAAGTTTTAGAATTGCCTGATAAAGTGGCTAAAGCATTAATTAAGAACAATGCAGCAATTAAGTTTGATAGTAAAATGATGAAAGAGGAGGAGGAATAGTAGATGCCTACATTCACACATGGTAAAGATGCAGTAATATTATTAGATAATACTAATCTTTCAACAACATTAACAGATGCCTCTTTATCACTTACAGCAGATGTAACAGAAACTTCTACATTTTCTAGTTCTAGTAAAACTTATGTAGCAGGATTGAAAGATGGCACAGCTACTCTTTCTGGATATTATGAAAGTTCAAGTCCAGATGCAGATGCTGAGTATTTAGCTCAGTTGGGAGGATCTGGTGCAGCATTCTCTATTGCTCCAATAGGATATACAAGAGGCAATTCAGTATCTTTTGGAACTACAATAGAAACATCTTATGATAGATCAGCAGATGTAGGATCAGTTGTTGCAGTAGCAGTAGCATTCCAATTTAGTGGAGATGCTTTTAATGGTAAGTCTTTACTTACTCCAACTGCTGTAACAAGTACAAGTAATCAAACATCAGTAGATTTTGGAGCTGCAGGTACAAATGGTGGTGCAGGAGTTCTGCATTGTACAGTAAGTAGTGGTAGCCCAACTTTAGATGTTAAAATACAAACAAGTTCTGATAATGCTTCTTTTTCTGATTATATAACTTTTACTCAGGCAACAGGAACAACATCAGAACTAAAAACAAGTGCAAGTAATCCTGCAAGATATGCAAGAGCAGTTCTAACCTTTGGTGGATCTGGTAGCATAACAGCAGCAGTAGGATTTGCACAGGGATAAATTAGAGAAATAGGAGAGGATAAATGCCAACATTTACACATGGAAAGAATGCAGCTTTTAAAATAGATGATTCTGGAGGTACATTAAGAGATATTTCTAATGTTCTTACAGATGTTGCTATTTCAAAAACTGCTGATGTAGCTGAAGTTTCTGCATTTTCAAATAGTTCTAAAGCTTATGTAGCAGGACTTAAAGATGCAACAATAACAATTTCAGGATCTTTTGATGCAACTGTTGATGGTTATCTCAAAGCTATAGTTGGAGCTGCAGGATCTTTTGAGTTCTATCCAATAGGAACTACAGGAGGCAATCCAAAAGCATCAGGAGAGGCTATCTGCACAAGTTATGATAGAACACCAGATGTAGGAGGAGCAGTAAGCTTCTCAGCAGCTTTTCAAGTTAGTGGAGATGTAACTGAGGGAACTGCTTAGAATAATACTTAAGTAATTCACAACAGAAAGAGGTAATCATGAAAAGACTTACTTTAGATGATATATCTAATGCCCCATCTTTACCTGAGAAAGAAATTGAAATTCCTGAATGGGAAGCAACTGTATTAGTTACAGGTTTAACTAAAGCTGATACTGTAGAAATCAATGAACTTTCAGAGGTTGAGGGTGTAAGAGATGAAGTCTTATTTGAAAAACATCTTTTGCTCAAAGGCATAAAAGAGCCACAACTAGATGATTTAGATCAAGTTGAGGAGTTCTACAGCAAAGCAACACCTGCAATAATAGATAAAATATTAATAGGCATTTATAGGTGTATGGCTTGGACTAAGGAGGATCAGGCTTCTATAGCCTCTGAGTTTCCAGAATAGTACAGAGTTGGCTTTTGAATTTAGACTAGCTTTAGATTTAGGCATGACAGTTGATTCTCTAAGAAAATCTATGAGTATGCAAGAGTTTGAGTCTTGGAAGTTATACTACATAGATAGAAATAAAAAAGAGCATAAGGCTAGAACAGAAGCTAATGCTAGAGCAAAATTGAGGAGATAATGGCTAGAGCAACTTTAGAGATGTTCCTAAAGCTAACAGGAGCTAATAAAACATCTCAGGGATTAGATAAAGTATCTAAATCAACTACAAAACTTGATAAAGATGTTAAAAATAGTGTTAAATCTAATGCTCAATTTAGTGCAGGTATGTCTGGAATTGGTGCAACTGCAATAGTGGGTGCAGCAGGTTTAGCTGCCAAATCTCTTTTAGATTTTTCTATGGCAGCAATACAAGCAGCTAGTTCAGCTCAAGAAGCTGCAGGAGCTTTTGGAACTACTTTTGGTGGTGCTGCAGAACAACTCAACAAACAACTTGCAGAAAATGCTAATTTATTTGGATTAACAACTTCAGAAGCACAACAACTTATTTCAGTTTTTGGATCTGTTGCACAGGGTATAGGCTTTACTCAATCAGAATCAGCAGATTTATCATCAGAACTTTTTAACTTAGCAGGAGATATAGCATCTTTTAACAACATTACAGCAGGTGCAGCTCCTGTTTTACAAGCATTTAGATCTGCATTAGTTGGAGAAAGAGAAGCTCTTAAGACTTATGGTATAGCTATAACTGAGGCAGAAGTTCAAACAAAGGCTTTTGAACAAACAGGAAAAACAAGTGCTGATGCTTTAACAAGACAAGAAAAAGCATTAGCCACATCAGCTTTAATATTTGAAAGAGCAACAGTTCAGCAGGGCAATGCTGCTAGAGAAGCTTCAGGATTTGCTGCACAAACACTTATAGCAAGAAGTGCTACTCAAGAACTTAGAGAGGAACTTGGAGAGCAATTACTTCCTGCAGCAGGGGAAGTATTAAGAGTATTTAATGAAATAAGAGAGGATTCAACTCCTGAATTAATAAATAGATTTTCTGATCTTAATTTACAAATTCTTGGTCTTGTTTCTAGTTTTGAATTTTTGAGAGAAGCATTATCTTTTGGAAAGGATGCTTCAGAGGAAAATCTTAGAACACAGTTAGCATCTGCTAATGCAACAACAAGAATAGGTGCTGCATTAAAAGCATTAGGCATAATAAGAAAAACTGAAATGGCAGTAGAAAAAGCTCAAGAAAATCAAACATTAAGAACTATTGAACAATTTGAAAACTATAAATCTACACAAGATGCAATAACAAAATCAATGCAAAAAAATAGAACTCAAACAAATATAAATAGAGTTGCACAAGAAAAATATCAAACTTTATTAAATAAAAAGACATTACCAACACTTGAAACATATCTTAAGTTTATGAATCTTTTAAATGAGGAAAATGATGATGTTATTGACAGATCTAAAGAGCTATCAAATGCACAAGATAGAGTAACTGAAGCACAAAGAAAAGAAGCTCTATCTACAGCAGAGGAA